GTTCGAGGCATAGAGGAGGTTGAAGGAGTTGCGACAGCTTTGTGACCGATTGGAGCCAATCTCGAAAACCATCAAAATTGAAGCCGGGGAGGGCTGAGTCGGCGTAAGCATAGGACCAAACGTTCGCGCCGTTGGGATACTGCGCTTCTAACGGGATGTCAGAATTCCACGCAGCTATCTCCGCGATAATCGGTTCAGTGCTACCGGCGACGTCCATGCCTTCACTTTTGGCCAGCGTCAGAGCGGTTCTCACGAAGGGGCCTATAATCGGCGTATTTCTGTCGGTGAGGTAGAAGGAGCGACATTTCTCTAGCAGCTTTGCCACTGGAGGAACAGATGCCGGAAGGGCAAGAGTAACATGAAACTTACTCAATTGCCTCGGCAAGTCGCAACACGAGTCAGCGTCTCCGAACCACACTTCAGGGCCATACACCCTGGCGAGGAATTTCACCCCGTGTTCACCACGTAGGACTGGTTCAGCCTTCAGTTTTTGTCCGACGATCTCGCACGCGTAGCTGTAACTCAAAGCATCGACGTCTGCAGTGATACCGTCATCGCCTCCGTAAATTCCAAGGGCGGAATAAACGTAGTTTGGCGTGATATCTTGCCGATAACGTGATCGCTTTATAGCCATATAGGCCATAAAAGCGTTTGCGATGCTGTTGAAAGCAGCAGTTTCAGGGGAGCCTGAAGCGCGGGCGGTTCCAGTGCAGTATTGGGTTCCAAATCTGCCGAACGCACTGAGGTTGAATTGGGATTGATGCAGTTCCAGGACTTGGGGGTGGTATTCCCGCTTGAAGGCCCGGACCAAAATGAGCTTTTCCAGTTCTCGAAGAATACTGGACACCCGGCCGTCAAAACGGCTTAGGTCGGTGAGGACAACCATGCGAGCTCCTTGGCACAGTTCGGTGACACGCATTGCGGTGTCGGCTGGAGACCGACCGAACGCATACCACCGGACTGTCTTGAGGTAGTCAGACACGGCGTAGATGAACTTTGAGTATTCGCCTTTGTCAACTCCATTGATCATTGAGATCGGGCGCGGATCTTTGACTTCTTGATAAGCCTCATTCTTTTGGAACATATGGATCTCACGCTTGGGATTGCAAAACGCTGCAGCATCAAGGATATTGCGCTGGCTTGGGCGGTTTTGGCGTTCTCTAAGAACATCTTCATCGACGGGGTGAAGCACATGCGGGTTAGGAAACATCTGCATTGCAAACTCGTTCATGCACTCCTGGACGAATTGAGTCATCTTGATCTTGTCAGTTGGAGGTGCGACTTCTATCACCCGGCCTTCAATGCATCTACGCTCGTTAGCGGGGCACTGGTCAGGGCAATAAGCTTCATGGACTATAGGAGACATAAAAGCCATGAGTGAGGGTTTCGCTTCTGGATCAAAGTTTTGTGGCTCAAATTGATAACGACGAACTGAAAGTTCAATTGGAAAGACCATGGGCGGTTTCTTACCAGCGCCACGTCGGTGGAACTCGAGGAGCATCGCTGTCGCAGGCTTGTCACCATCAGAAATTGACTGAACTTGAGGGGAGCTCAAGTCAAGTTTCGAGGTACGAGATACTGAGGCAATGGTGTCATCGAGTCTTACATCGATGGTGGCGCAGGCGTAGCCGTCAACCTTGGCAGTTGACATCATCACTCCTTGGGGCGATTGGACTCTAAGGCGCAAAAATTCGCCGTCCACAATATCGAGTCTTTCAAGTGGCTTACCGGATATGAACCATCCGGCCAAAATGGCCCAAAGACCGCAATGCATGGTGACAGGTGTGAAGCTGACAAGCTCATGATGAGCCGTGACAGGTTTTCGGTCAACATTGTATGCGGTCACCTTGACAGGTATCCCGAGGAACTTGCGGACGACATAAAGGTGGTCGACGCCATATTTCCAGACTGGGTGGGAATACTGTCCAGCTCCATCAACGGTGTAAAATACACAACCGTCTTGTTTGAAGGTGAAAGAGAATTCTTTTCCCACGTGGGCTGCTGTGTGAGGTTGAAAAGTATAGGCCACAATTGGCTTGAACTGATCAAGAAGCAGCTCTGGCATGTCCAGATAATGATCGACGTCGACTAGCGCTAGAACTGAGTCGTCTGGAGGAGCAAATGGTGATGGGGACGCAGTTAGGTCCTTCGACCAATAGTACGTCCGGCTGCCTTGGCGGCCATGTCGTTCATCACTTCGTGAGTACTGCATAAAGTACGGAACGAGCCCAGCAACAAAGCCATACTGTTCGATAAAAGCCGAAGCCGATGATCGAAAGGCGGCCATGTTGGGGTGTGTGTGGTTCTCGGCACGGTGCATCGTGACAAGAGGAAGGTCAGTAAACTGACGGCGCAAAGTCTCCGCGGCGTAGCGGGGACGATGTGCATAGCGCGATATCAGAAGAGTGGCGACGAATCGCCAGTTCTGACGGATATACCTCAAGAGCTGCACTGTCTTGATGACAGCATAGCCACTTGAGATAAGCGCTAAAATAAT